ATGCCTGTGCGTTAAGCCATTACATTTGACACCCCCCTCCCTATATGCTGATTTACAAGCAGTTAAGGTATGTTTTGCTTGCTGCGCATAAGTTGAAGGCACTGCAAACAGCAGTATAATTATTGACCACATTTTATCATTTACTGTACCTATTCGTGCAATTATTATTGACCACATTTTATCATTCAGCTTACCCATCTGCACAATTCTTTAGGTACGTGGTAGAACACATCTACACAATCACGGCTGACCACATATCGCTCTTGCTTGTATTCAGGCTTATATATCACTGACGAGCTGCACAGTACAATAGATTCGGTTTCACTGCAAACAATACAATAATAGAAAGGCCACTCAGCCCATTTCTTTTTACGCCCGAGAAAGCTAACAGCTTCAGGCTCATAGTTATCTTCACACGTCCATACGTGTCTTGTGCTAACCTCTACTTCCCATAGATATAGTTTGCCTTCATAATCACTATAGAGGTCTATACCGTACTTATCTGGGTTGTGTACCATCGTATGCCCTTGGCTGCTCAGCCAGTCAATAATAATATCCTTGCCCCAAGCATCCCACTTATTGTATTGTTCCCAATCAAACTTCATAAGTGTGCCTCCTTCCCACTCTTAATGTTGTGGCATTTGTGGCACATCGTTTGCAGGTTAGCCATATCAAATGGTTCACCACCTAAACGAATAGGTGTAATGTGATCAACAACTTGGCCAGGTGCATTGCATTCAACACACAGTGGTTGCTGTCTTATATGTATAAGTCTAAGCTTACGCCATTGCGCTGTACCATATATCTTATTGCGTGCCACACGAGCCTTACTGCTCTTGTGGCTGCCTTGAAGCCAAGGTCTTTGCTTACGTGTCGGTTTGTTAGGCATAAAGCTCACACGTTTGACATATTGGCTCTGAATCAATCAAAGCATAGTTGTCTGTCGATGCACCGCATTGTGCACAGTATTCTGTGTCCGTAGTCCATGGGTTACCATCATCAAGGTAGCTGTCGGGAAATGTCATAGCTTGTTGTTTTTAGTTGTTGTTGTTATTGTTTTATCTATGATGTACTTAGCACGCTCACTCCACTCTGATGGGTTGTAGCGGTACTCAGTGAATCCAAAGTGGATGTAGAAATGGTTGTGTACCGTATCAGTATCAAGCTTAAAGGCTTCACCATCGCGAGGCATCACAGGCTTCTTATGCTTAACCCTATAGTCTTTGTCGCAGGTTTTACATTGTGAGCGTCTGCCTTCCTTGCCTCTAGAAAGCTTAGTGAAGTCATCAATAGGCTTTGTTTTACTGCATTTAGTACATTTACGATCCATTGCTTATTCTTTTCTCTATAGCGGTTTCTCTGTATTTCTTAATATACAAAACAATTCCTTCATTGTTTTTCACGAATCGCACAGCGTGGTTTATGATAGCGGTATTGTTTACTTCTTCTATAAGCGGGACCATCTCCTGCTTACGCACCGGTTTCTTTTCGCCTACTGACATATCTACTATGAGCTGGGCTATTTGGTTTCTTACTTTTAAGTCTATCATAACTCTATTTGCGGTTCATTATCGTTAGGTCCTAGCGCTGCAATCTTAGGTCGTTTGCCTTCCCAGTGTATTACGTTTGCATCTTCCATAAGCGCTAACGCTTTCTCAGCGTCTTTCTTTTTGCAGTCCTCTGTATCACGTATGAAGGCGGTAGCATCACCTTTACTCTTGCCTAATATCTTGGCAGCAATACGCTGCTGGTCTTCGTCTGTCCATACTCTGGTTTTATTATAGAACTCATCCTCTTCAAGTTCTGAGAACTGCACAAGGTCGAAGCCTCCTATCGTCATCTCTAGGCTTGGCGGTTCTATATTACGTGTGTACTCAGGTACAATTTCAGTAATGTCTTTATTGTGTTCGCTCTTCTTAGCGCTGAGTGTTGTCTCTGCTTTCTGTACCAAATAAGCCCCGAGGTGTCCTTTAGCGTTCCTGTCGTGCTTGTTTTCGTGCAGTACAACTGTTATGTGGCAATTGTACTCTGCAGTCCATTTAAGGAGCTTAGAAGCGATCATAGTGGCCTCCTCTTCATCATTAACACCCTTAGACGCTACATCAGCAATGCCGTCAATAATCATAAAACCTATATCAGGTTCAGTCTTAAATAAGTAGTCTATAGCTGCTAGGCGCTGTGCGTTTGTGTCCACCGCTCTGAACTTGAGGTACTCAAAGTTTTCGTAGTTTTGTTCAGGCTGTAGTGATGCCATTTCTTGCACGCGGCGCTTGGCCTTGGCTGCATGGAAATCGCCTTGCTCTGTGTCAATATAGAATACCTTACGGCCGTCAATGTAGCCTCTGAAGTGGTCACAAACCATTTCATTTGATACGGCCGCAGCAGCAATGGTGCTAAGAAAGTAGCTTTTGCGGCTCTTAGCTTTACCTTGAACCAGGCTAAAATTACCAAGGGAGCCAAATATGTACGACTTTTGCCCAAAAACCATCTCAATAGCTTTAGGAGGCTGGGACACTTTAATAGTAGAGTCAACACGAAGGCGTTTAATAAGTGCCGCCATTTCTTCTTGTACCTCATCATCTTCTAGGTCTATATTAAAGTCATTCGTAGTATTAAGCTCGTAGCGCTTGCCATAGCCTTGTTCTCGTATATCTGCAATGCTTCGATCAAAATTGCCACCGTGTTCTAATAAGGTATAGCACTGGAAGCCATCATAAGGCATTTCAGCCTCGAATTCGCTGCTTGTTGTCCAAGGCCAAAACAATTCGGTGTCTTTAAATATCACACCACTTGTTTTGCTGTCTGTTGAACCAGGGCGCAATAGATAGATGTATTTGCTGCTTTCCCCTACAATAGACCATCCATACCTTTGAATTATATCTAAAGCCGTGTGTGTGGCTCTAAACTCACCCCACGGCGTTTGGTCTTGCGTTTGTATGTCACCAATACGCTTGCTTTCAACAACCACCTCCTTTTGCATCTCATCCATTGTACGGGCTACTCGAAAGATAACGTCACGCTCCACGGGGCTGATTCGCTTCACGTTAGTTATCTTTCCGAGTATCTTATACCCTTTGCTTGGGTAGGTAACGATTTGGCCACCTCGGCCTCTCGTTTCAAAGGTAACCTCACCATCAATGTTTCGAGCAAACTTCTGGTTGCCTTCAATCTCATCGCATTTAAATATCCAATGAAAGCCCCCACCTCGTGTAGTTTGTATAATCATTTTGTCCTTAAGACCAGGTGCTTCTTCTTCAAGCCTATTGCAAAAGACTTCGTATTCTTTGCCTCTAAAGTGCTTGGCGTCTATATCAAGGCATTGGATGCCATCAAAGCCCATCACAAGACCTATGCTGTTTGTATTTTGAAAAAGGCTCTCCGCCTCTTGCAGTCCCATCGGCTCCTCACCATACTGCTGCCAGTTTCTGATACTCGGGCGCTTTTCCCCATCAATAAGAGGAATAGGACTAAAGCCATGTGCGAGGTATTTCTTAGCTATTGCGGTTGTATTCATTTTATTCGTTTCCAGTTGTTGAGCTGTTGTGTGTGTCTCTTAGGGTCCATTGTTATGGTGCGGCGGCCATTCAGCTCCCCCTTGCTGAAGATGTAAAACTGCTGTTGTATCCTATCGTGCAGTATAATGTAGTCTACCTCACCATAATAGTTGAAGTCGGCTTTAATCACCGTGTGCTGGTTTTCGGCAAACGTTCCGCTTTTTACTTGCACCGTTTTTACCTTGCCCTCTTTGTAGATGATAAGATCGAACGGGTTTTGATGTGTAAAAGGAAAGGCCACAGCCCAGCCGTGCTCTAATAGCAGAGCAGCTACTTGCAGTTCAGAGGTTGCCCCATCAGTTATGTGCGATTTCATTGATTTTGTTTAGGTAGTCATCGTACGATTTCGCAATGAAATACACACCGCCAGCGGCATTGATTTCCTTTTCTACAAGTTTTTGGTCGGCGCTTTGGCGGTCTTTACCAATCTTTACCTCTATACCAATGAAGCGGCCATTAATGATGCCAATGATATCGGGCACACCTTTTTTTTGTACTCCAGCGCGGTACACCCCTCTCTTTTTATCATATACCGCCCCATTATTAATACGGTAAGCTGCACCCTCGCGAATGTGGTACATATCCCATATGATGGTTTTCGTGAGTTCATTGGCTGTGGTATCCTTGAAGCGCTTCTTTACCAAAGCAAAGGGCGGTAGGTCAGGGTGCTTCTCCGCCTTGAGCTGTGTAGCCAGGGCACTGAGTTCTTTAAGATTCTTCGGTATCTGCATATTGTTTCCTTACGGCGTGTTCAATCATTCTTGAGATGTGGCTGCGATCCATTGCATCGAAGTAGACCTTGGCCTCTTCCCAGCACAGAGCTTTTAAATCATTCTCCGAGTATGCCATCTTCGTGCTTCTTTAATTTATCATAAAAAGTAACGTAAGCGTTAAGCGCCGCACTTATCTCGTGCATCATATCATCACGGAATACGCGGTGAACGTGCAGCTTGCAACTTTTTAAGCGGGGGTCATAAGATACAAAATCTAACCACTCTAAATCTTGGTTGACCAAGAAGTAGTGCAGCACTTGATATTTGTACTCGTTTGGCACCCTACCAATACGCATATATTCAATGTGCTTTTTACTGCTAGGGCACTTAATTTCAACCGCACCTTTGTACTTGCCATCTACATTAATAAGGCCATCAGGAGATACAGCAATGAATGGGTAATCATCGTGAACGCAGAAGCCTATCTCATCAACTATTCTACCCGTTGTCTCCTCATATACCCTAATGGCTTCAGGTTCATAGAGGATACCGTGGCGCATTGCATCAGAGGTAAAGCCCTCGGGGATAACACCCGTGAGGCGCTCGGCAATAAGCTCATCAATAAAGGGGAGGTTGTTTTTTGCGAAAACGTTCTTGGCTCTCGATCCAGTGATGACGCCAAGGCGGGCTTCAAACCATTCCTTGCTGCGTTGCTGTAGTTCTAATATCTTCATTTAGTCTCTTTCTATACCGTTCTCCTTAAGGTCGCGGTTGTTTAATGCTATGATGCTGTTGCGGTTTATTTCCTTGGCTTGTTTTACCAATGCTTCGATGGTTTCCATTGGGTACCCCATCAGTTTGTTGAATGCTTCGTGGTTCATTATTTCATTATTATGTGCCATCCTTTTCTCATTTCTCTTTGGTGTTAAAGGTTTCTAATTTGTCGAGAGAATCTTTTACTATTGCGTACCAAGTAAACTTGTCCTTGTCAGCGTTCCAAAGTTTCTCGTACATCTCCAGTAGTATCTCTCTATTTGTCATTTTACCCTTATTTTGTGTACCATATTGTACAATTTTACCCTTGTTTTGTGACAATTTAAGGCTTATTGTTGTGAAGATTTTGACAATTCGCGAATTAAGAAGCGTTAGCCGCATCCTTAGAATCTCTTAACTCATCAATCTCTTGGCGCAGCATTGCCAGCTCTTCCAAGTCCATACCAAGAACAAGCTCTACATTATACTGAATCTTTGTGAGTAGTTCGGGGTCTTGTTGATCCAAAGCGTTCAATGGGTTGGCCAGGTGCTTCTCCAACTCTCTCTCAAGCTGGCTCATCAGATGCTTCACCTTTTGCTTGTAGAACTTGGTGCCCTTTAACTCATCCATCTGCTCAAGAGATGCCTGAAGCAGTGCCACGAGCTTTACAGCATCTTTGAATACGTTGTACTTATTTAAAACTTCACCCATCTTCTTCTTCTTTCGTATTTACGGATAAGCTGTGCGTTGTTGTCCAATAGGCCAACCACATCATCATTCCACTGCGTTCTGCTTGCTGTAATCACCGTGTTTAGTGTTTCCCAGCGCAGCTCCGTGATGTACTTATCGATGTAGCGCTTATGCGCCACCTTTCTAAATAGCTTTTTCATCTCTTGCTTTTTTCTCTTTATACATTTGAGTGAAGGCCGT